TTACTTTCCACAAAATATTGTTAATGATAAAAGATTGTTTCTAAAATTAATAACAAATTTTTATAAGTCTAGCGGAACACCACAATCAGTAAAATTTTTATTTAAGGCTCTTTACAACGACAACATTGACATATATTATCCAAAAGAAGACATATTAAAAACTTCAGATGGAAAATGGATTCTCCCTCTAGCGTTGCGTATTGATACAAATGATAATAATATTTTCAATATCGCAAAAACAAAAATAACAGGTTTGTCTTCTAAATCTAGTGCTGTTGTAGAAAAAGTCATTAGATCGGTAGATCGACAGTTAGGTATTACTTACATTGAGGCTTATGTAAGTAATGTTGAACGTTTATTTCAGACAGGTGAAACTTTAAGTGCAACTTATTACGATGAAACTTCAGAAACAAACGTCACTGTAACAGGTAAACTTATTGGTTCTCTTTCTGAAATAAAAATTAATCCTACAAACAGAGGTCTCTTCTATAACGGTTTTGATGCCGACATTGGATATAATGGAGATCCAGTTAGTATTGTTGGAGGTTTAAATGCCAACTCAGCTAATCCTATTGGTGCAATAGCTTATGTAGGAGAAACGACAAAAGGTGGCATTTCAGACATATTTGTTTTAGATGGAGGATTTGGTTTTAGAAGCTCTATCGATTATCCCGATTCTTCTATTGTAGACTTCAAAGGTGGATTTGAAAATTCTCCTTTCGGTTCTGAAGCTAAAGCATCTATTGGTCTGATTGATGAAGATACTGTCAGACTTATAAATGTTTCTAACATGGCTATATCAACTCTAGATGGATTGGGATCTAATACAACATTAACTGGAACCGGAGCAATATCTCCTTCCAGCAATATTGTTACGGGAACAGGAACTTTATTTACAACTGAATTGTCAGTTGGTGATGCAATTTATGTTGGATCTTATCTTACTGAAGTAAATCAGGTAAACTCAACTACACAGATAAGAACAAATACTGTTTTTTCCACAACCGAGTCTGGTTTAACTCTGAAAAAAGCAGGTAGAACTATTTCTAGAATACGTTCAAGTACAATTGATACAATATCAACTTATTCTACATTTAATGTTCACCCAATATCCTTCATTACACTAGATGGCTCTGGTGGTGGATACCGATCAAGACCTACGGTTGAAACTTACAGTTTTTACAATGAAGATTTATCAGATTCATTGATAATGTCATCCAGAAGAATAATAAAAAATACAAATTACATAGAAGATACAAGTCAAGATTTAACTCTTTCATTGGAAACAGGAGATTATGTAAGGTTGTTTATATCAAACCTTTATGAAGAAGTTAAAGTTATTACCTATGTGGACACTAACAGAATTTATTTTTCTGATAATTTTCAGAATGACATTCCTAGAAGTCTTTCGGATATAGGCGTTTCGGTATACAAAATAAATCGAAATGATTTGTATAAGATAGGATCAATAGGTAGAATTGATGTTAATAATGGGGGAACAGGATATGCGAACGGTGATATTCTAATTTTTACCGGAGGCTCTGGTTATGGTGCTAATGGTTATGTAAACGTTTCTGCCGGAGTAATCACTTCAGTTACAATTAATAATCATTCTCAAAGTGCGTATGTTATTGGTGGAGAGGGTTATAAAAGAGATTCACTACCAACCATCACAGTTCAGTCTGCTGCCGGTGCTGGAGCAAATCTAACAGTTTCAGAAATTACCGGTGATGGTGAGTCTTATGGATTGACAACTTCAAGAATCGGTGCTGTTTCTTCAATACGAGTCATAAGTTATGGATACGATTATGTTACTGCTCCGTATGTTTCTTTGAGAAATGCAGACCTAAATGTTACTGGTGTCACCTCTGGGCAATTGTTTGTTTCAAACACTGTCATATATCAAGGAACTTCAAATACTAGTTTTTCATTTAAGGCTAAGGTTGATAGCTATGACCCGGACACTGGTGTTTTAAGAATATTTGATTATGTCGGAACTTTAAATAATAGTTTATTAATAAAATATGATAGTTCTATTGCGTTAAATGCAGTTACAGCAACAGTAATTTCATCCACTTTCTATGGAGATGGAAACGCTAAAGCAACTGCAAGATTTGAAAATGGTTTGATTAGATATCCAGGAATTTATTTAAATACTGACGGTCAAGTGAGTTCAGACAAGAGATTGCAAGATGGTGAAAAATACCATAACTTCTCCTATGTTATCAAATCGACTAAAGATTATGCAACATTCAAAAAACCTTTAAATGAAATTGTTCATCCAATAGGAACAAAAACTTTTACCTTTAAAACAGATGAAAATAAAGAAATCATTACAACGACAGATGAGACAAAATACATTACAATAAATGACCTTTCAGATACTTATAATATTGCAGCATCATCAAATACAATTACAACGACAAATGTATCTGCAAATCTGATAACTACCGTAAATGTTGGTGATATTATCTTATTGTCAAATGTTCATAAGAGACTTGTTGGTACGGTTAATGTCTCAACAGGTTCAAATATAATTATTTCGTATCAAGGAACTGCTAATTTCTTGAATGATTTTCAAGAAGGAGATACACTATATCTTTCCACCGGAAACACAGTTACAGTTAAAGAAGTTACAAATGCTAATGTTGCAATCGTAAGTTCAATAATAAATGTCACTTTCACACAAGTAAATGCTAATGTTGTTTTGGTTGAATACGCAAAAGCTAATTCTGTAAATGCTAATACAATAATAACGACAACAACATTTAAAGCTAACGGAAGTAATCTTTTCGCTACCATACAAAAAGTTAGATAAATAATACTATGCCATCTATAATAACAGAAAACTTCAAGATTTTACTTGCAAAACAAGTTTACAACCTATTAGAGGTTGGAGCAAATTCTTACCTTCCTGAGCCAAGAAAATCTTATGTTTATGCTTTGATGGGTAAACAATTAAGATGGAATGCTGGCACTGAAGTTGCAGGAACTCCTTCTGATACTATAACCTATCTAAATGATGTTTATAAAACAGGAATTGCTGCTAAAAGACTTTCCATTGAGAATGCTTCTCTCGTTGCTCCAAGAATAAATTGGGCTAATAGTACAATTTATAATACGTATACATCAAATACTAATTTTTATGTTCTAACATCCAAAGATCAAGTTTTTAAATGTTTATCCAACAATTCTGGAGCTTTATCTACTAGTGAACCCGAACTCAGCCTTTCCACAACTTCATTAGAAGAGCCTTTCGTTCAGACAGAAGACGGTTATAAATGGAAATATATGTTCACTCTAACCTCGATCCAAAAACAAAAGTTTTTGACTGAAGAATGGATGCCTACAGTTTTTAATAAATTCGTTAGAGCAGCAGCCGAACCCGGTTCAATTGATATTGTACATATAACAAATTCTGGAAATAATTATACTAATGGTGCAACACAGTCCATTATAAACATATCAGGTGACGGAACTGGTGCGGTATTAAAAGCAAATGTTTCGGATGGAAAAGTTGTTAACATTATTATACAAAATAGAGGAACAAATTACACTTATGCAAACTTGAGTTTTCAAGATGTTGCTGGTGGTTCTGGTTCTGATGCTGTTGCTACAGTTTCAATATCTCCTGTCGATGGTCATGGTTATGATCCTGTTTATGAGTTGGGAGCTTCTACAATATTATTCAACGTTGACTTTGAAGAGGATGAATCTGGTTTAATACCCACTAACAATGATTTCAGAGAAATAACACTGGTTCAAAATCCATATTTAAGAGGAACGACAACTTTAGCTACAAGTAATACCTATAGTTTATATACCAAAGTTAAAGTTTCGCCTGGAGTTGGAGACTTCTCTTCAGATGAAGTCATTTATCAAGGAACAGACATTTCTACGAGCACTTTTACCGCAAATGTTATATCGTTTGATGAAGTAGAAAATTTCTTATACTTGAATAATGTAAAAGGCACCTTAGGTGTAAATCAATCAATTAAAGGCATATCTTCAGGTGCGATTCGAGTTGTTAACTCTGTAACAAATCCTTCTCTCGAATTATACTCTGGAAAAGTTTTATACATATCAGATAAATTGCCTGTAACAAGAGACCCCTCACAAACGGAAAGAATCCGTTTCATATTGAGTTTCTAACGAGGAATAAATGACTACGCTTTTCAATTACGACCCATACTACGACGATTTTGATGAAGATAAGAATTTTTTAAGGGTTCTATTTAGACCTGGATATGCTGTTCAGGCTAGAGAATTGACTCAATTACAAACTATTTTATCTAATCAAATAGAAAAGTTCGGCAATCACATTTTTAAGAGTGGCAGCCCTATTATTGGTGGAAGAATTTCTTTAGATAGAAAAGCTAACTATATTATTTTGCAAAATCAATATAGTGGTGTAGATATTGACTTAAATGATTTCCGTGATAAAACTATTGTCTCATATAATAGTTCCAAATTGGTTAGAGCTAAAGTTATAGCAACAGACACCACTGGAGGGTTATCAATTCTCGTTATTAAGTATTTAAGTGGAGAGAAATTTGCAGAGGGTGATGAGCTTCGAGTTTTTGGACAAGATATTTTTGCGGTATTGAGAGGAACAAATGCAACAGGAGGTTCTTTTGTTGCAAGCATACAAGAAGGTGTTTATTATTTTAAAGGTCAATTTGTTAAAGTTGTTCCTCAATTTTTAATTATTGAATCTTTTTATCGAATTGGATCTAGTTCAACAGTCAATGTCTTACCCTCTTACAAGATTGGTATTGAGTTTGAAGAAAATATTGTAGATGAAATTGATGATACTTCATTGTTAGATCCTGCACAAGGCTCATTTAACTATCAAGCCCCCGGCGCAAATCGTTTTCAAGTTACAACAACCCTTTCAAAGAGAACACTAGATTCAGCCGATACTTCGACATTTTTTGAAATCATACGACTTGTTGAAGACGTTAAAACAAAAGAGATAGAATATCCAATTTATAGTGAAATTGAGAAAACTTTAGCTAGAAGAACATATGATGAATCAGGCAACTACACGGTCGATCCTTTTGTTATTTCTCTAGAAGAAGGTGATCAAGCTAATGGTAAATTTGATGTAGTGTTGGATCCAGGTAAAGCTTATGTTGGAGGTTATGAATTTCAAACTATAGCTCCAACTAGAATCGAAGTTGATAGAGCAAGAGAAGTTGCGAATGTAAATGATTTCGACCTTCCAACAAACTATGAATCAAGTGTTGTATTAGCAAATGTTCGTGGCACATTAGACATCACAACTTTCCCTCAACTTGATATTCATTGTGTTCAGCACGGTTCGATACAGCTAACAACTGTACCAAAATATAACTCTACAAAAATTGGTACAGTTTATTCTCATATGATTCGTTACAACGATTCAACAGACTCATCTAACGGAAATACACATACATTCACAACATATCTTTTTGGTGCTAATAATGTTCCTATTACAGGTACATTAGCAGCAAGTGGAAGTTCTACAACAACGATTGCTATTCCTACTACATTTAATGATGCACTTACATCTAATGCTTATGCTAACATGTATTTTAGAATCACTGATTCTGGTGGTTCTAGTCTTTCACCAATATTGATTACCAGTTCAAATACTGTAACATTGAATCTTTCATCTTCTTTACCTTTTATTCCAGCGTCGAACACATTTAGTATTGAATCAGACTTCACTGCTGCTGAATCTCTTGTTGCAAATGGCGGGCTTTATATTGCATTTGCGGGAAATATTGATGCCGATTCTAAATCGACGTCCACTGGATTCGCATCAATTAATGAACAAGCTAGAGCTTCGTTGATATTTAACCCAAGACAAACCGCAATTAAAGCGAATACGATTTCTAATATGGATTTTTATGTTAGAAAGAAATATCCTGGTGTGACAGTTGGTACTACAGGTAAATTTACTGTTAGTGCAACCCTTCCTGATACTTTTGCATTCTCCCCAGGAAGTGGTGTAATTTCAGATTCTTTAATACAAGATAATATTATATGTTTTGTTCGCTCTGATAGCACAAGCAATGCTCAATTAGGAATAACTGCAAATACTGTTTTAGCTCTTTCGAATGATAATTTTACAGTCAC